CAAGTAGACAAGTGGTCTGCTGGGTGCCAAGTCTTCAGTCACAGTGCTGACTTTGAGGAGTTCATGAGCATCTGCTACGCCGCTAAAAATAAGTGGGGGAATAGCTTTACGTACACGCTTATTGAAGAGCCTGTATAGTGGAAGCTTTAATCGACTCCCTCTTGGCTGGCGGACACCTCGGTGTCTTCGCTGCGTTTTTGGTGTATCAGTTCTTTACGATGCAGAAACGACTGGACAATCTGGTAGAAGGCTTTCAAGAGCAACTTGACCAGATTCGAAAAGACTACGATGACCGTACCGAGAAGATGCGCGAGCGGTACGACCGAGTCATCAGCGAGTACAGGGATGCGGCAGACAGTCAGTCAAAAGACTTTCTCATCACCCGAACTAAGGTCCACAACGATATTGTGTCGAAACTCGAGCGTCTCTTAGACAAAGCTCAGTCATAAGAACTTCAGACACAAACTAATTACTGAGATTACTAATGCCGCTAAAGAAAAGAACGTCGCTCGTTTACTGGCACGCCAACTGCGCTCAACACTATACCGCTTCACTTCAAACTCAAAGTGTTGCTCAGGAGTCCAGTCAGGAATCTTCTGCGTGTACTCAGAGCACTTGCGATGTTCCCACAGAGCGTCCTCGGGTATCTGGAGACCCCGGTACATTAGGCAGACGCCTGCCTGTTTGCTAGCGCCATTGTAGGGCTTATAAAGCCCGCATCGTCCGCATCTTGCCATAAGAAAATACCCCGCTCAAGTTGTTACGCTCAAGCGGGGCCAGGTTTAATCCACTTATGTTGTACCGTAACACTCAGCCAATCTGAGAGCCTACGGCTTTGTCCCACCACACTGATGTGAATTATGTTGCAGAGCAACACACGTAGCTAACCCGCTTAAGACTCAGACCTCCATGATGTCGTGAAAAAACTTATCCGCGCATCGATCGAGTAGTTTTTCCGTTGCGTCGGCTGCGTCATCAGACAGCGCCGCTGCAATCAAGGTGTCGTCAATAAACAATCCGTAACCACCACTGATAGGGTGTACCTCTAAACCCTCGAACCCCATATCCTCCAGGGCAATGATAAGTTGGTTCGCGTTTTCAGCGGCGACATAAAGCGTCGCAAGTTCTTCTACGGTATCCATTGACCTAATATAGCTCATCGGCGAGACCAGCGACCGGGACCACTACGCGCATCGATTCTTGCGCGCTCACCTAAGTCGACCAGGTGGGCCACCCAGCTTTCGTACCTTACAGGCTCGTTTTCCGCTGTCTTGGGCGAAGACGAGAACGCTTCAGCCAAACCCTTTACGTGCCTCATAGTAGGTAGGCGGGCACCCGACTCTATTCGACTGACCTCAGACTGACTAAGCCCTGCGGCTCTCGACAGGTCAGCTAAAGTCCACAGTCGTGATTCTCTTGATTTTCGCATGAAGCGTGCAAACGCGCTTTCGGACATGTCATCTCCGTTTGAACCACAACGGTAGCCCATAGAGAGTACTGCGTCAACTTTTGTCCTTGACACCCTGTCATGGCTGACATAAGGTTCGAGTCATGAATGGACAACCGCACCTCGACTATTACGTAACCTCGACGCATGACTTGAACTTTCTCGAGCGCATTGAAGGGCTGGTTCCTGGTACGCTTGTCTACGGTCGGATGTCGGGGCATCGGCGGAAGATTCGGCTCAAGAACTCAACCCCTGAACAGCGAGGTCAGTTTACGTCATGCGAAATTTACGCACCCTTGCACGCTGCTTGGTTAGTCGAAGGCTTACTCGCGCACGGCTCAATGGCGTACAGCTACTCGGATTTAGTTGGCATTGGGTCAATCACTGGATGGTCGACCGACCCTACAGAGCTACAAAAGCTTCGTGACCAGGGTAGAGCGCAGGCGCAACGCTCGATTAGCAACGGTGAGCTTCGAGAGCACGTCTTAGACATTGCAACCCCTTATCAGTTCATGGGCGTAGCTTGGTGCCGCACGAGGCCCTGGTCGATGAATGTCTGGGCTTGCGGCTCCGGTAAGACTCTCGGCGCAATCATGGCATCTCTGGGTCGGTTTGGTCCGATACTTGTTGTATGCCCCGCTAAGGCCCGCCATGTGTGGTGGAGTCAAGTACAAGAGTACACGCATATAAAGCCATTCAGGGTGCGTCCGTCGTCTGAGCGGCGCAAGAAGGACCAGACTTTTGACGAGTACTTAGAGGAATGCGGCACAACAACGAGGCCGTTCGTAATCATTGGCGCAGAATCTCTCGCGGATAACATCGATATCGCGAGGAAACTCAAGCCCAGCATCTTAATACTCGACGAGATTCACACCCACGGAAGTCGTAAACGATGGACGGCAATCCAAGAAGCTGACGGGAGTGTCTCGTTCGAGCGGCGAAAGACTGCCGCGAGCAACCGTGCGAACTCTGCCGTCGACCGTGAGAACCGCGCGGTAGCTGCGATGGACCTGAGTCGGATGAAGAGTCTGAACCTACGCATTGGCCTAACTGCTACGCCATTAGATGACGGTCGTCCGCGACGCCTGTGGTCACAGCTTGACTTGTTGGCTCCTGGTGGGTTCTCCCACAGCTACTCAAACTTTGCGCACCGATACTGTGCGGCCCGTCCAGGACAATACGGCGGCCTTGATGACACGGGTGCAAGCAACCTGGCGGAACTAAAGGCTCGGTGTTCGTTCTTCGTACATGAAGTACCGTATTCAGAATCACACGCATCGCTCCCTGACACACGCGTTCAGGTTGTCTACCTAAGCTCAAGTGAGTTGAACCGAGCAGACAGGTGGAGCGATGACCAGACATTCGGGCAAGCGGTGAAGGGTATGGTGCGCGAAGCCAGCACAAACCCGTTGGCACGAGAGCGTGTAGTGGAGGCTCGGCTGTCAGAAGCTTGCAGCCGTAAGCGGAAGTATGTTGTAAGTGAAGCGATAGAAGGCTTAAAAGGCGGGGGTAAGGTAGTTATCTTTACCGCCAGGAGGCGCGAAACAGAACTGTGGGAGCATGATCTGCGTAGAGCCCTTAAACGTGGAGATGAAGCCTTAGGCGAGGTTCCAGTCTGGATGGCACACGGGGGTGTGCCCGAGTCAGAGCGGGACATGATGGTTGATGCCTTTCGGGAATCCAGCGGACCTTGTTGTTTAATCGCAACAGGACAAAGCGTTGGAACAGGTGTCGACGGTATGCAGACTGCGGACCTCGCCATTTTCGCCATGCTCCCGTGGAAGCCAGGCGACTTCGTGCAGTGGAAGGGTCGGTTCGACCGACTCGGTGGTAGTGCCACACTGCTAAAAGTTGTTGTCGCTGTAGGTACTTACGACGAACGAGTCGTAGAGATTCTCGTTGAGAAGTTCGGTCCCATTGAGTCCTTTCTTAAAGCCGACGAGCTTGAAGGGCTGGGAGAGAAGCTTCTCGGCATGGAAGACGAAGATGCACTTGTAAGCAGTATTATCAGCAAGTTGGAGGTAGTGTAATGGATTTAGACGATGAGCGACTTCACCGTAGGCGAGTGCCTTGGGCGATGTTGGCTAAGGAAGGTGTCGACCCTCGAGAGATAATGGTCGAGGCCCAGAAGCGGCGGATGTGGAAGCTTGCTCGGAGCGCCAAGTATCGAGTCGAGAACCTGAGGAGAGCCGCAGAAGGATGAGTAAGATTCTTATTGATGCAGGAAGATCGTCCCGTGGTTGGTCACGTATAGGGTCATTCTTCCGATGCCCTCAGTTGTTCGCCTACCAGAACCGACTGAACATGAGCTTGATTCCTGCCAGCGCCCTGACTCGTGGAAGCATGGGCCACGTCATCCAGGCGCATCAGCACGCAATCTGGGGCGCACGTACCGCCGAGGGCGTGTGGGTCGACGAGACACGGTATCATGACCCCAGTGTCTTCTTGTCGCCTGAAGAATCCGTACACGCATGGTGCGACGCCAATGGTGGGCATGAGTACATCGAGCGTATGATTGAAACGTTTCATCGGTACATGGATAAGCACCCCGAGTGTCCGGGTGACGTTGTTGCAGTTGAGTACCCAGTTACAGCCGTGCTGGGCACAAAGGATAACGTGTGGGGTCTGTGGGTTGTACACCCCGAGGACCAACACTTCAACCGTAGGGCTGCGTACATTAAGGCTTACGACGGTGGGAAGATTATTCCTACACCGCTTAACTGCCCTGGTCACCCTGACTGTGGTGCCGCAATAGTTCTGACCCGTCGCTTAGATCTCGTGATTAGGGATCGTGCGGGTAAGATTTTTATCTGGGACCACAAGCACCAGGCCCGTGTGTCCGTGAATGGTAGTGTCGATGGTTACGCAGTTGACGGTGGCTTTGCCGCGTTCCGCATCATGGGTAAGCAGTTGTATGGTGGGAGCTTCGGCGGTGTCGCACTGAACCTTATTCAGACTCAAGAGCCTTGGAAGGTTGCACGACCGATGGTTCCTGCCACGCCTCACAGGGACAAGCACTTTGCTGACATGCTCTGGCGTGCGGAGCACAGCTTAGCTCGACTGGACATGGAGCTACCTGAATACTGGGACTGGCCTAAGGTTCAGCATGAGACCTCTTGCATTGGCCGCTATGGCGCGTGCCCCGCAATTAAGATGTGCTTCTACGGCGAAGCCGCCACAATTTGACCGGGTCAAACCTCTGACCCCTGTTAGTCTTTCTACCCCCAAAGTCATCCAATGCTGGAGAACGCAATGACACCCGAAGATACGCTACCGAACGTAATGATTACCATTTACGGTAAGCCAAAGAAAAAGAAGACAAGCGACGCCTTAGCCGCGTTTCCCAGGGCATTGTTCCTTGGGGTGCCGTCGGCGATTACCCTTGTGGCTCAGAATGAGTTGGGGTTTAGTCCGTCAGTACACCCCGACTCACCGAAGAATCTTACCGACCTCGTCAGTATGCTGAAGAGCTTCGCGGAGATCAGCGACAAAGCATCGCATGACGCACTTGTCGTGGATGACATTAGTCATCTGTGCCAGCGCTCAATGCTTGAGTGGACTGAGAATGGGCCAGCCGGACGCAGCGGAAAGAAAGATAGGTTCTACCCCTACCAGCAGCTAAACCAGCACTTGCTGGAAATTGCTCACACGTCTCGGTACCTGGGAGTTCACCTACTTATGAATTTCCACGAGCGGACACCCGGCACAAACTCGGAAGGGAGATTCTGTCCTGGCGGCCCTGATGTACCTTCGAGGAATCAAATTGAGACGCTACCAGCTTGGTGTGACATCAACGTTCGCGCGATGGTTGACCCGAACTACCCTGATCCCTGGTTCCCAAGTATTTATTACTGCGACCCGACGGACCCTGAGTGGGTGACGGGTGATCGTACCGGTATGTGCACGACGAAGACGCCGGGGAACATCCGTGAGATCCTCCGCGCAAGTGAGAGCAACTACAAATTAAGTCGACTTCCTGGGCTTGAATGGCAAGATGATGTTGCTCAATCTCTGGCAGACGATATGTTGGGTGGTGCTGCAGTACCGGATGCTATCCAGTCAGCAGTGTCAGGTCGGACTGACAACCCACTACACCTACGCTGGGCGTGCCAAGACGGCATTGCCCGTGGCGTTTTGTTGCAGCAGGCTGAACGTTCGCTTTTTGACTTCACGGCAGAAGAGAAGAAGGAAGCGAACTCACCGACGCTTCCACCCCCACCACCAAGTAAATAACATTCACCCCCCGGTCATCCTGACCAACAACCCAAACAACGGAGCCAACAATGGCTATCAAAATTTCTGGCAACGCATTTCAAGGTATTAGCTCTCTGGGATCTTCAGTCCCGCAGCCGGGCTTTTACCCTGTATCCATCGTAAACATTGAGACTGGAGCTAACGACAAGCCCGGTACTCGACGCTTCCACGTTCAGTTCGAGAACGGATTCAAGATGTTTACGTTCCTCAGCCTACCTTACGACGACAGCGGTAACGCCCTCCCAGGTCTTACTGATAAGCAGGTTCGTGGTCGCATGGCAGCACTCCGCACCGTCCTCGAGTCTCTTGGGTACACCAAGGAGAACATCGAGACGGCACAAGAGATCAATGACTCTTGGTTCCTGAGCAGCATGAACAACGGTCGCTTGGCTTACGTCGAGTTCGTGCCCGGTCAGAAGGGTGTCTCAGGTTCATACAATGAGATCAAGAAGTTCATGAACAAGGCGCAATACGAGGCCATGAAGGAGGTTGGCAGTGATACCGCCGAGGCTACTCCAGCCCCTGCTGCCGCTCCTGCCGCTGCTCCTGCACAGGCCGTCGCGGCACCAACAACCCCGGCTAATGGCGCGCCTGTGCCTCCTGCTGGTGTTGCGCTGCCTCCGCCTGCGAGTGCTGCACAAGGTATCGTGAGCTAAACAGTGGCATCCTTCAGCCCTAAGAGTTGTGGAGCACAATGCGACATCTGCCCCCTGGGGCCAGAGGGACCACTGCATAAAGATGAATGGAGGCCCGTCGGTGGAGAGTTCCATCGGGGGGCTTCTATCATTGCGATTGCAGAAGCTCCTGGATCAGACGAGGTACAGCATGGTCGACCTCTGGTGGGTCGTGCCGGTAGCGAGTGGGGTAACGCCCTCACCCTGGCGAACCGTAGCCGAGTAGACGTAGACTTGGACCATGTGATCTCCTGCCGCCCTCCAGGACAAGAGTCCGGTGCTTGGCGAAGGATGGAGAAGTCTTTAGACCGACTGAATAAGAAGCGTGTGAAGCAGGGATTAGATCCTCACCCACACCCAGCTACTTGCTGCCGCCCCAGACTACTAGATGTAGTGTCTCGATATCAGAAGGTCATTACCTTAGGTAAGACGGCAACGTCGGCATTGACGGGTCAATCGACAAGCATACAAGCTATGCGCGGTGGACCCATGCAGATTGATGACAACTGGGACTGGGTTCCTACGAACGGGTCACGGAAGCTTCTTCCGATGCTACACCCGTCTTTTATTTTAAGATCACCAAGCTGGCGTCACGTGCTCCACGCAGACCTGGCTAAGGCGTTCCGCTGGTTTGATGGCACGCTGCGATGGACTCAGCCTGACTCACTCATCAACCCGTCACCGCAAGAGCTTCGAGAGTGGTTAGCTCAGCGCGCTCCGTTCTGGACATACGATGTTGAGACGGATGGCATCGAGCCACTTGAGTGTAAGCTGCGCACGATTGCGATTGCGATCCCTGACTTGAACGATAGAGGCGCGGCCTCTCGTAATATTGTAGTGCAGAACGCCCGCGCTGTTGGCATCGGCATCCTCTCTACTGACGGGCACACACGCCTGTACCCACCTGACCAAGAGCAAGAGATTGTTGAGATCCTCCGTGAGGCTTTCACCGACGGACGGGTATGGGTCGGGCACAACGCCGGGTACTATGACCGCATGGTCGTTGAGACGCAGCTTGGCGTTACGCCTGCGCCGTTGGTCGACACTCTCTTCCATGCTCGGTTCCGGGCTCCTGACCTTCCGAAAGGGCTGAAGACTATCGGATCTATTCTCACAGACGTTGAGCGCTGGGAGACAACTGAGAAGGGCACAAAGATATCCACAGGTAGCCAAGACGACACGGAGCTTCTTCGATACAACATCATCGACTCTACGGTAAACGCTCGTATCGTTGTCCCATTGATTGATGCTTCGACGAAGGCGGGTGCGTTTAAGCCTATCGCAGACGAGTTGCGTCCAGCAGGTTGGCCGATCGAGCGACCCTGGAATCTAAATGAAGTGGACCACGCGACACAGGAGATGTGTGTAGGGATGCACAAGTCCGGTGTGTGGGTTGACCAGAAGCTACGTATGGATCTCGAGTGCGAGTACGCCATCTCAGTGAAGAAGAGGTACAAGAACCTACAAAACTTAGCACAAGATGTAGGGCTTAAAGCCCTGGACCCCGACTCTGTGAACGAACTGAACCCAGGTAGCGCGGATCAAATCCGAACCCTATTGTATGAACGTTGGGGTCTGGGCATACCGGCGTCGATGGACGCACGGGAGTTTTACACTGAGACCGGGGCACCAGGTACAGGGGACGCAGTTCTTCGTGCGCACCTGGCTTCGGGGAGACTGAACCAAAATCAAGAATCATTTGTAAAGGAGCTTCGACTGTATCGGAGAGAGAAGAATAAGATTCTCGGTACGGTATTGATTCCGCTTAGGCGCAGAGATCAAGACCCCAAGAAGGGCTTAGTACATGAGGATGGTCGCGTACGCTCAACATGGAACGCACATGTGACCAGTGTTGGTAGGCTTTCGAGCAGCGGTCCCAACTTACAGAATATCGGTAACCGTAAAGGCCAAGGTCGGCTGAAGAAAGTCTTCGCGGCTCCGCCAGGTCGGATACTTGTGGGCGCTGACTTGGACCAGGCTCACCTAAGAATCACGGCTTGCTACTGGCAGATACCTCGACTGCTCGAATGCTTTGACACCGGCAAGGATCCGCACAACCTCTTGGCCTACGATGTTTTCGGTAAAGACTTTAAGAACGCAAGCGGCTGGGGTCCTGATGGGTTCAGCCTAAACCGCAAGCCAACTGGTGGTGAGGCTAAAGCTATGCGGGATGTCATGAAGACATTCCGGTACGCGTCTATTTACTGGGCCGATCCCAGTACTGTATGGCAAGTACTCACGAGCACCGAGACTGATGACGGTCGGATGCCCTACTTGAAGTTTGAGACTCGAGAGGTTCGACACTTCCACAACAAGTGGTTGGAGGCTGAGCCTGAGTGGGAAGCTGCCTGGCAGGAGATGCTGAGGGTTTACGCGGCTCAGGGGCACATGCTTGAGCCCGTCTTCGGTCGTCGCTCTGGTCCCCTGTCTGACGGCAAAAAGAATGAGGTTGTTAACTTCCCGATACTTGCGGCAGAGTCCTCGGTCATGCGGCTTGCTGAGCAGGAAATAATAAACGCGTTCCCGTTTGACTTCGCGGGCAAGGGTACGGGCATGATTCATCAATGTCATGACTCGATTGGGGTTGAGATGCCTCTACCTGATGGCCTTCCCGCAGACTGGCAACCTATTCCAGGTGAAGCTTTACCCCCTAAGATCGAGGCTGTGCGCCGGATAGTTGAGGAATGTATGACCGTAAATATCCCTGGATGGGAAGTTTCAATGACTGCCGAGGCCGATGTCGGTCGAAGCTTAAAAGATATTTAGAGGAAGCTATGTCAAAGTCACAGTGGTTCTTGGCCCACTCAAAACAAGATAACCCCGAAGAGATCGACGTCTGGTGCCAGGAGTTAGCTGAAGCAATGAGCGGCGATGGGTGGGACGCTACTGTCATTTCAGGTAGAGCCGACTACGAGCACCGGTCAGCAGCGCTGGGTGGGTGGAAGGCTTGGTGCCGAGACATCCCCTTTGGTGTCGACTACACGGGCGCACCCCTATACCATGGTGTCATCGTTCCGCTCGACTCGTTAGATGAGAACCCTACAGTAGGTAAAGCTACGGCTCAGATACTACAGGGATTCATCGATCAATCGAAGCACGTCTTTGCTTGGTGCCCTGACTCAAAGTCATTCAGGCAGATCACATTAGTTGAGCAACTACCTGAAGATAACTGGGTATCGTGGGCGCGATTAGAGTTTGGGTCTTGACACTGCGGTACGGACTAGATAACATCAGACAACCCAAAGCAACCGTCCTGGAGGACTAATGCGACCATACGTCACAAACATCTACAGTAATCTAAAATCTCCGCTACCTGATGGGGAAGCTTGGAGCATTGATCTTGACCAGCGCACGCTGTTTGTTGGGTCTAACACCAGCCACAAGAGCGGGGTTATTCAGTCTGTAGAGTTAGCGTTAGCTGGTTCTGCCGATGATATCTTCGGTCGTAGTGCTGTGTCCGACGCAGCTTTACTCCTTACCTTGGCGCCTGACAATGAGTTGGGTGTGTCCGCTACGTTGTCTGATAGTCAGGTAGCTTCGTTCCACGCTAAGCGTGAGGGTACGCGAGTAAAGCGGCCTACACATGATGGACCTGGCGCTGCGACTCTCGTGCATCGTTCAGTTGCTGCAGCTTTATCGGGCTCACCAGCCTCAGCCCGCAAGGCGTTTCTTGCCTGGTCAGGTAACAAGATTGGTGCCGACGATGTGCTGGCGTACTTGCCTGAGAACCTGAAGAACAAATACCAAGACATCTCACAGCACAAGGGTCGAGGAAAGTCTGCAGTCGAGACACTCATAGATGTTGCAGCTTATGCGGCTCAGAAGCAGCGTGAGGCATCAAAGGAAGCCAAGGGTGCAGAGATTGTACTCGAGAGCCTCGGCGACACAGTAGAGGCGCGCCCTAACGAAGAGGACATGACGCGGATGCGGATGGCTGTGGCGGAAGCACGTAGCGTGCTTGATGCGTCTATCCGTGCAGCAGGGTCAGGCATGACGTTGTCCGAGCGTGATGCAGCAGTCAAGTCAGCTAAGGAGAAGCACAGTTTCTTCGTTAACCAGGCGGCCTTGTCCCGAGATACCTACGCAAAGGTTGAGGCTACCCTACCCAAGATTGGGGCTAACGTTGCTCACGCAATCAAGATTGTAGACGTCGCTGTCGACCACAGCCTGGACGCGTGTCCCGTGTGTAGTAGTCAAGTTGGCATCGGCCACCTGAAGACTTGCCAAGAGTTTTATCGGAAGCAGCAGAGCGACTGGGAGCAGCAGTCGGCTGAGAAGATCACACACTTAGAGCACATCAAGTCAGACATTGAGTCATACGATAGGCACGTAGTTGAGACTCAAGCTAACGTTGAGCGCCTGGAGAAGGTGTCACTTACCCAGGTAGACTCACGGGCGATACCTGTATCGGATGCTCAGTCGAGACTCGAGGCTGCTATGGATGCGCTCGGTAAGATGGACTTGTGTTGTTCGCAGTGGGACAACCTATCTGAGGCTCGTAATAAAGTACTAACGATGCAAGGTGACGCAGCTACCTACAAGGAGTTGAAGTCGTCCTGTGAGGCTGCCATCGGTAAGTTGCTTGGCGACCAAGCTAAGACTTTCTCTGCGCGTGTTCAGAAGTACCTACCAGATCACTGGGAGTTCAGCATTGAACTGCTCGACGGTGAGCGGGAAGTGTTTCGTATGGGCATCCTACGTGACGGTAAACTGCACGCAGCTTTGTCTGGTGCGGAGTGGACGTCAGTCGTCACCAGTATCGCGATGGCTGTGTCCGAGGGTCTACCTCAAGACCAACCAGCCGTGCTTATACCTGAGGACCGTGCCTGGGATGGTAAGACTTTGTCGGCTGTGATGCGTGGGTTCTCTGCGTTCGATGGTCAAGTCATCATGGCGAGTACTACCCGACCTGCGGGTAAGACACCTAAGGGCTGGACTATCGTGGACATGGATGAGGTCAGCGGCTCCTGGTCGGGTGACACCAAAGAGGAAGTCGTTGAGGTTGTCGTCGTAGAGCCTGAGTCGGTGAGTAAGACGAGCCTTAACCACGCAAGCGGTGGGTTCCGAGTGACTACCCGAACCGCAGTTATCTTAGCGGGTATGGGCTTCGAGGAGAGCGACATCCAGATGATGTCACGGGACACAGTGTCTCACATCATCAAGTCGAGTATCTCACCTGATAACGTACGCGTTCAGGAGGATGGCAGCTTCTATACGGTCAAGGGCGGTAACGTTCTTCCGATGCCACCATCACCGAAAGCTTAGATGAAGTGTTCGTCTTGTGGGAAGAAGACCAAGGTGGTTGACTCACGTCATAGTGACTCGGTCGCTACCTTTAGGGGGCAGGGTCTCGTAAGAGAACGCGTCTCCTGGTACACCCGTGATTGGGTATGCCGGAGACGCGAATGCTCTCATTGTAGTTCTGTAGTCGTCACCGTAGAGATTCTACTCGACGACCTCGAGAACGGTTGGATCCCCAAGACTTAGTGCTCGTGGATCAAACACTTACTTACTGTACGGAAAGAGAACGATCCGTTGGTACCTGTAATCGTAAGAACTGGTGGAGGTGTTCGGCTTCCACCACCATCTCGTGGGGCTCCCGTGACAACATTTAGCGCAGCATCGAACGTACGATCGTCGACAAAGTTAATCGACATTTGTCCTGCGTTCGTCATGAGTGTCATCGTGCGATGCTTCATTGCAGGTGCAGGTGCAGGTGCAGGCGCTGCCTTAGGCGCTGCCTTCTTAGGTGCAGCCTTCTTGGCAGGAGCCTTCTTTGCCGAAGCTTTTTTTGGTGCGGCCTTTTTCTTGGCTGCAGGCTTTGCCTTCGTCGTTTTCTTTGTGGTGGCCATGGTTTCTCCTTATGACGGTGGGGTAAGTATAACAGGATGTAGTGTGTTCGGGTTTGACACGGTCATGGGCAGCCCGATAGAGTTGGTGAGTCTGGTACTTTATTCCCCCAGGAATGGTCCGACTTTGGGTTGCGTCGTCTGAGTCCCCTGCTCAGGCGGTGCATTCCTGTATAGATGTTTCGTATTAACTTTTGGACTTTTATTTTTAGGTGGTGAGAATGGAAAGTGATGGCTCGGCGACGGTAGAAGAACCTCGCAGCGTAGATAATGCTGAGCCCAGCGAAGAGACAAATGATCAAGCAACGGTAATACTTGCTCGGTTACTGGCCTCCCTTCAGACTGGTGGACGTGAAGACCATAGAGCAGCTTGGGCTTCGATCCAAGATCCCGATATCATGGCGACCCTGGCCGATGGCTGGCGTAACAACGAGTCGGTGATCAGTGCTGCGATCTCCACGATGGAGACTGTGCCTGGTCATGTTCAACGAACCCGTAACCTCAGGTCTGCCGTACGTCGGTTGGCCGAAGAGCGTAGCCGCCGAGACGCGGAAGCGATGGTCGACCAACTAGAGGAACAGTTAGGTGAGTCGCAGACCTTAGCTCAGTTACTGGCTACAGGTGCGCCACCACCTTCGGTGATTCCGATACAGGTACTAGAGAACCTTCGAGTGCCTCGCGGGTACGACTTAGATACCACAGGTGTGTACCGTCTATCGGCTACCATGGATGGTCATCTTAACCGTACACGCATGGCTCCTGCTCCGATCTTCATCGCAGGTAGAACGGTCGACGTACTTACAGGAGAAGCAAAGCGTCAGGTTATCTGGCGTGGGCCAAGCGGCTGGTGCTCTCGTGTCATTGACCGTCGTACTATCTTGGACGCGTCAAAGATTATTGCGCTTACTAATCTTGAAGCACCTATAAATTCAAACACTACAGGACAGATGGTAGCTTACTTAGCTGACTTCGAAGCAGAGAACAGTCATAGGTTCCCTGTTGTTCGGTCAGCTAATCGTATGGGCTGGCAGCCTGACGGCGGCTTTCTGTTGCCTGATGTGTTTTACGCTGTGAATGATGAGGCAAGTTCTAACTTCGCCCTCACTCCGCCAAGCGGTCTAGAGACCCTCTCATCGGGCTGGACTACTGCTGGCACCTGGGAGGAGTGGCTCGGCGCTATGGAGCTTGTCTCATCATTCCCCTATATGTACATCGCTATGTACGCTGGGGCTGCGGCTCCTCTGCTCTCTGTGCTTCGTATCCCTGGCTTCGTTGTTGACTTCAGCGGTGAGACGAGTGGTGGTAAGACAACTGCTCTGCGATTCTCGGCGTCAGTTTGGGGCCGACCTGCTGAGTCATACCCGACAGCTATGTATTCTTGGGACGCAACTAAGGTTTGGATTGAGCGCACGAGTGGGTTCCTTCAGAATCTCCCACTGATTCTCGATGAGACTAAGCGTGCTCGTCATCCCCGCATTGTCCGCGATGTCATCTATGACTTCTGCCAGGGGCAGGGGCGTGGTCGCGGTGCCGTAGATGGTACACGCCACACTGAGTCGTGGCGCTCGATTCTCATTAGCAGTGGTGAGGGTGCGGCTACTTCCTTCTCACAGGACGCAGGTACTCGTGCTCGTGTTCTCAGCTTGAAGGGTAAGCCTCTGGGCAGTGATGTCGCTATTGGTTCTCGTGTGAGCGAAGAAGCACAAATTACTTTAGCGGCTAACTACGGACACTTAGGTCGACGCATCGTTCAGTACTTGGTTGCGAACAAAGAAAGTCATGACGATATCCGTGAGGTGTTCAGCCGTGCTCGAGCTAAGTACGCGGGCATCGCACGTACAGCAGTTGCTCGTAGGCACGCGGGTCACCTTGCTGTGCTCGAGGTGATCGCCGCTATCGTACATCTTCTTGGTGTACCTCAGCCTGATGTCGACCCATTCGCTTACCTGATTGAGTCACAAGAGGCTGCCGCACTGGAAGCCGATCGTCCGTTGGCCGCACTACAAGACATGCTGTCCTGGTGCGCTACTCATCAGACAAGGTTCTGGGGTCGTGCCGACATGGACTTCGAAGGCCGTCCTCGTTCTCCGTCTACAGGTTGGGCGGGTAGCTGGGGTAGCGGAGAAGACTGGGACTACATTGCGATATCAACACTGACATTCAAGGAGGTCATCCGTAACATCGGTCATGACCCTGATGAGATAATCAGTCGCTGGGTTGCACGTGGATGGCTGAACACGGGTGGCGGTAGGCATCGTACCCGAGTTGTCCGTATCGATGGTGCGCCTACTCGTTGTTACTGCATCGACAGGGAAGCATCAGACTTTGCGCTTTAGCAGTTCCAACAACGGCCATCGCGGCCACGGTACTTGAGAGCTTTGAGAGTCAGCCAGCATGGATCCTGGACCTGGTTGCACACGCGGCAGGTTACCTTGACCAGGTTGGTTGTTCCCATCTGTGACTGGTACTGACGATACGTGGCGAACTTATTCAACTCAGCCTGGAGTTTCGGTGATGGCTTCGGGTTGTGTCGTGAGATGTAGTGCATTTGTCCTCCTCTCTAAAGATACCACAGTGGTATGTGTGTCGCCACTCGAATCTGTATATGTGGTACACCGCAATGGAATCAGGTAGAGTGTCTACATGTCAGATGAATCTACCGTTGATCTCCCGCCGTCACCTACTACCGAAGCGGCGCCAGCTAATCAGCCACTACATTTAGTGCCTACTTCTGTTGTCCCTGCAGGAGAACAAGAGGTTGCGGCCATGCTTGCCTAGCAGGCCAGGTTCAACGGCGAGCCTGAGATGAAGTCTGTCGCGGGTCAACTGCTTGCTGCCGGGCATTCAGTTCGCGCTGTTGCGCGTCGGCTTGGCATTCGGGCGTCGACAGTCTGGTCATGGTCGAAGGATGCAGACATCGTGGAAGCCATGGCTGCTGGCGTGGACAGGCGACGTGCTGTGCTCGGCCAGGGCCTGGAGGAGGCGGCAGAGCAGGCGCTCGGTGCGCTGCTTGAGGTGGCGAATGATGTGGGCGCTCAGCCTAAAGACAGGGTGAAGGCATCGGAGGCGATACTTGATCGGTGCGGCATTACTCCCGAGACCGGCGGCGGTGCTGCTGCAGTCGGGATTACAGTGGATGTCGACTTCGATGAGCGGCTGGCCAGGATAGTTGCTGGTGGTAAGGCGCAGACGTAGACGGTCCAATAGGATACACTATTAGTATAAGTACCTCGGAGGGTAATTATGCATGGCGCACCGAAACTAATGATCATTGCTAAGAGAGAAGTTGCTGGCGATGAGATGCCTGACTTCTCTGGGAAGAGCTACCACGAGGCGCGCAAGTGCATGATTCACGGGGAATCCGAAAAGATGGATCCCGTTGGTGATGGCGATATGGATCTGAGAGAGACACTGATGGACATATCAGAGAAGCTGGAGAAGGCGTCGGCTTTGCACCAGGAGCAATCGGAGCAGCTTCGTGCCCTTGCTGGAGGTGAAAGTCGCCGGTACTCAGGTCGGTCTGACGATGACGAGGGTAAGGAAAAGAAACACTCCCCCGACAGTTATGGTGACTCGAAAGAGTTGACATAAAAAAACGCCCGCCCAAGGAAAGTGTGAAACCTGGACGAGCGTTAAGGGCTTGGTATTAAGAAGCCCAGATGTTTCGGACTGACCAATGGTCAGCCCTTATGTACCGTGACGGTCAGTGATGGTCAAGGTGATTGTCATACGTTGCTCCAGTTGTCTTCGATTTGTGTGATCGTGTACAACAGTTTGTTGAGTACCGTTGTTTGGTTGGTGTGTGCTTCGACTAATTGTGCGAGCAGTTGTGGGTTTTCGTGTCCACGGTCGATCTTTGTTCTTATGTCCTTAGCTACTGCGCGGTGCAGTTGTGTTGTAGTTTTCCACGTGTCGTGTGCGGTTGCGAGCATTGTCTTTCGTTCGTCGGTCATGTGAGTTCTCTTTGTTAGTGGATTAGGAAGCCGATGACCGGTACTCGGTCATGTTTGGTTGGGTCACAAAGTCCGCATGTGTTGCAGTCGCGGTTGCCTACTTGTGCGGGACATAGGGTGACTGGTGTACCTGCGGGTGTGGTGTACTGTTCGCCGTCCCACTCGGGTGTCTTGCGTAGTTGGGGCTTGTTAGACCCTGGTGCTTTCTGTGTGGTGATGGTGACAGCGGCCCGCCAGCCCGCCTGGATGGCTTCGTCGGCTTGTTCTAAGGTGTCGCATGATGCCATGGTGAGGCCCTTGAGGTGCGAGCCTTTGTTCTTGAAGAAGTGATTGTATGCAAGCACGCCTTTCAGGCCGGCGGCTTTTGTTTTGTCGTGCCAGCTTTGCACTGTAGCCCTGCTGAAGATGTTTGGGTCGCCGCCAACAGCGGCGCGTACGTAGCGAGCGGTACGGCGCGAGTTGCGTAAGGCGTAGTCCAATGTGTATTCTTCGGGGTGTTGCTGGTGTCGGCGTCGCATGGATTCGTGGGCGCCTTGGGTCTGGCCCTGCCAGTAGTAGCAGCCACCACCGGTCTTGGTGACTGGGTCTTTGCGTCGCCACTTGCACCCGGAGCATGAGCTTTCGGTGACTGCCTTGGTCTCACCTACGTATCCTTGGGGGATGGAGCCGGTCTTGACGTTGCGTGAGTCTGGGCGCCAGAGCATAGTTGGTGTCATAGTTGTGCCTTTAGAAAATCGGCGCGGGCTATGCTGTACGCTTTGATTTTTTTGCGGATGGCTTTGGCCTCTTGGGTTGTCAGCCAGACGCAGCGTCGTCCGTGGTGTGTTGTCGCTTTGCGTCCCATCCGTAGGCCCTTTGCGATGTAGTCGTTGCTGAAGTATGCGTACGTGTGCACGTTGCTCCAGGTGCCGTCGGCTGCTTTGCGTGCTTCGAGTTGGTGTGGTCGGGTGCTGTGTGGTCTTAGCGATCCGGTTGTTTCGAGGGTTGTGGGTGGTGGAGCGTTGATAGGTGTGGGTGCTGGTTCAACTGGGTGCTTGGTCCATTCGTCTTCGTTGGTGCTGGTTGCTTCGACGTACCGTTTGCTTGAGACGTTCATGATACGGCTGGGGCTGGTCAGCAGGTCTGTGAGCAGTGCGTCGGCGTCGCCGTTGGTTGGGTCTGTGTCGGCGAACATGATTGCTTCGATGGTGACCTTGTAGATGTTGGTCATTGGTCTTGTCTCGGGGGTGGTGGGGGTGGTGATGTGTCAGGTTGGTTGACGTCGTTGTTGAGGCTGAAGGGGTTGTGGGGTGGTTCGGCGGCTGCCGCTTTGATCGCCATGCCGATGATACTCATGAGTCCGTCAAGCTTGTGTTGTTCGTCTGCTTGGCAGTTGACGAGTTCGTCGATGTGGATGCTGTGCGGGTTGAGCCGTGTGATTGACTGCGCTGTTGCTGTAGCTGCGACTGCCCGTCGGTAAGCCTGCAGGTTGTCAGTTATCAGGTGCCACATAATGGGCCGCCGTCGTCGATTGTGATGCTGTTGTCCTCATCATTGTGGGTGTAGTCGAGTCGTCCTTCTGCAAGTGCACGGATTTGCCGCGCCGTTGCGTAGGGGATGAGGCCGGCCAGTGCGAACATTCGTGCTGCTGTGTCACGGCCTTCTTCGTCGAAGGTGTGTCGGTCGCAGGACATGCACCAGTCCATTAGTTTTGTTGCCGAGCCGACGCCTATTGCGATGCGATACTCGGTTGTTTGTTCTGATGTCATTGCTTACTCCGCTTGTCTAATGCTTCGATGCATAGGTGTTTGAGGATGATGAGTTCGTCGAATGATAGGCATTCTTCGATGAGGTCTGCGTCCATTGTGATTGTCGTCTCGGCTTCGAAGTCGTTGACTTCTACTGTGACGCAGTAGGATTGGACTTCGATGTCGACCTCTGCGTATGGG